CCATCATTACCGTTTAAACCACCGTATAAAGCACCAACTGTGTCAGAACCATATGCTGTGAATGTTTGAACTGATAAACCAATACCACCTTTGTTAGCTGAACCTGTACCTGCATCATCTATTGCAAAGTATGAATAGATGTTACCAGGGTTAATATCTGTATTGATGTTTACACCCATACCAGGATATGGAGTAATTCCATTACCAATTGATACTTTTGGTGAACTACCATCACTATCTTCTACATTTACTTTACCTGCATCAAATGAAGCTAATCCTTGAACAGTTAATGTTGAAGAACCATTTATTGAACCAGTTACTTTTGTTGTTCCAATTAAATTATGTTGTGAACCTGATGCGTTTAATGAACCAGTAAAGTTACTAACACCAATTACTTCAAAGTTTTGTGAAGATACTTGTACCTTTTTAGAACCTGATGTTGCAAGTATTACATTACCCATATTAACTGCATCACCAAATACATAACCTTGAACATACATGTCACCTCTCGCCTGTACAACACCACCACCTGTATTACCAGATAATTCAACCGATGCATATGGTGCATCTACTGTTTTAACATAAACTTGTTTACTTGTTATTGAACCAGTTACACTAACGTTATTTTTAAACGATGTTTGTTTATGCATATTGATAGTATTACCACTAAATCCAATATTTGTATTACCATCAACAATAATAATGTTAGCTGTTTGTCCAGGATATTCTGATGTGTATGATGACTTAGCAAAACCAAATGGTTGTGTTGTAGCTGCATCTATCAATTGAACTGACGAATATACATTTGTTGGGTCAGTTGTTTGGTCCACATATACCGATATGTTTGGATATGCTGAACCACTATTATCTGTATTTAAAGCTAATGTTAAACCATTACCTTCAAGGATTGATTGTGCACCTTTAAAGTTATTTGAACCAGTTGTTGCATACATTCCCGCATCAAAACTTGGGGATGTACCTGATGTACCGCTTGTTCCTGAAACACCACTTGTTCCTGATGTTCCATTAACACCACTAGTTCCGCTAGTTCCACTTGTTCCACTCACACCACTTGTACCTGAAGTACCTGATGTTCCTGAAGTACCTGAACCACCAACAACTTGTGTACCATTAACATATAATGAACCTGTTACTTTTAATGAACCTGTAACATCCACAACATCTCTTGTGATGTGCATGTTACCATTCTCAGCATAGAATATATTATTATCTCCTGTTGCTGCGTTATTACCACCACCATATAATTGCATCACAGGATTTGAACCATAAGGAGTAAATGTTTGTAGTGCAATACCTGTATTATTTGAACCAGTTGCTGAATCATCTATTGAAAAATAAGCAAATAAGTTACCAGGATTTGTGGCACTATTAACTGTAACTCCCATACCAGGATATGGTGTATTGTTAGTACCTATGGATACTTTTGGTGAGTTACCATCACTATCTTCAATTCTAATTTTATTATTATCAAATGTAGCAAGACTTTCAAATACTGTTCCACCTGTTACTTGAAATACAACTCTATTTGTATCCAAGTCAAAATACATAAAGTGATTATTGGATGGAAAATCCGAAATTGAAACTGTATTACCTGTGAATGGTGTTCTTTGAATATTCAACCATCTGTTTGAGGCTTCATTATTACCCATATAGAATCTTAATGATGCTGTTACTGATGAATCCCCAAAGATACTAACGTGACTACCTGTAGCCATTTGAAGTGCACCATTTATATATTCTATTCCATTAAAGTTGTTTGAACCAGTTGTTGCAAGTCCTATTTGATTTATTGAACGAGATACTGGTTGATTTGTTCCATCACCAATCCATAATTCTCCTGTTGGTAAGTTTGGTAATAATACAGGACCAGGGTTTAATATGTTTAATTGACCACCTGAACCTGTCTTTGTTACAACACCAATTGGTTGAACAATATCACCTGCACCTGTTGGTCTTGTTGCTGTTAAAGCACCTAAACCATCTACCCATAATAAAGTTCCAACAGGGTAACCTGTCATATCAATACCTGTGATTAAACCTAATGTGATACCTCTACCGTTTGCACCTGCACCAATATTTTCCATTGCCACAAATGTAACCGGCATCTTAGTTGGGTCTGATGTATTTGCACGATATACAATTGGATTTGAACCTAAAGCACCACTCACATATAATGGTGTTCCTTTTGTAATTGTAGTTGCTTCACCATTATGTACTATTTCAAATACTGCGTTTACATTACCGAATGTTAAAGTTCCTGTAGCATCTGTTTGTAATACTTGTCCAGGGAATGTACCGTCAACTGTTGGATAAGTTAAATTATTAAATAAAACTGAACCTGTTGCATATAATGAACCTGTTACACCAACGTTTTTAGTTGCGTTCCAAAAAGAACCTGTTTGTGCAAAGATACTATCTCCACTTGTTCCTGATGAACCCGAGTTACCAGATGAACCTGATGTACCGCTTGTTCCTGATGTTCCATTAACACCACTCGTTCCAGAACTTCCTGAAGAACCAGATGTTCCACTACTTCCTGATGAACCACTTGTTCCTGAACTACCTGATACACCGCTTGAACCTGATGTACCTGAACTTCCTGAACTTCCTGAAGAACCACTCGTTCCTGAAGTACCAGATGAACCATTTACACCTGAGGTTCCTGATGAACCTGATTGACCAGACGTTCCGCTTGAACCTGAAACTCCTGAAGTTCCACTAGTACCACTACTTCCTGACACTCCACTTGTTCCTGATGAACCCGAGTTACCAGATGAACCGGATGTACCACTACTTCCACTTACACCACTTGTACCTGAAGTTCCACTACTTCCGTTTTGTCCTGACGTTCCTGAACTACCACTAGAACCTGATGTTCCGCTAGTACCTGATGAACCAGACGAACCTGAGGTTCCTGATGTACCAGAACTTCCTGAAGAACCACTAGTACCTGAAGTACCCGAGGTTCCACTTGAACCTGAAGTAACAGGTGAACCGTTTACAGTAAACGAACCTGTGATATTAACTTCAGTTGCACTTATTTGGATTGGTAGGTTATTACCTGCACCATCTTGTGTGTATTGTAATGTGCTAGTAACTCCATTTTGAGAGTCTGCTAATTTTATAAGTCCTTGATATGAACTACTTACATAGAGATTGGTTAATTGTCCCATATATATTTTAATTTGTTCTTGATACGTCAGCCCAATGTTGGTCAACGTTTCTCCATAATTTGTCTAATTCTTCCCATGTGATACCAGTACCAAATGGTGTTACAGGTAATACACATCTATTATAATCAAATTTCTGTGTTATACTGATTGTTAAAATCCATCCACCTAAATATGTATCTGCTTTCTCCACAAATGGTTCAACATTTGGGTCCCAATCTGCTTCATAGTCAGATAGATACGCCCTACTGAAAAAGTCTTTTACAATTTCCAATTGGTCAGATAATACATCTTGTAAGTTGGATAAATCATCATCTAATTTATCAACCATATACACTCTCCAAGTTATGTGCATATGATTCTGTTGTAGTCTTGTTCTTTCTGGTGTGAAATATAAACGTGGATACTTTGGTTCTTTTTTGGTTATTACATCCATTGTCAATTGTGTTGCATCACCAAATCCAAATGAGTTAATCTGTGCATGTTGGTCAGCAAATGTTTTCCAATCTTCAATAATCTGATAATAACTTGAATATGATTCGTCTTGTGGGAACACATCACTATCAGGAATAACACAACTATTATAATCAAATGGTGCAGACATACTGATATGTAATGTCCATCCACCTAATATTGTATCAAACCTTTCTGTAAACGGATGAACATCAGGGTCCCAATCACCTTGAATAATCTCAGCAAAGTCTCCTTGTTGTTGTGTATAAGATTGATAGAATATTGTCCAAACATCCATTGCAATTTCCAAAGTATCAGACATAACTTCTTCCAAATTGGATTGGTCGTCTTCAACCTTATCCATAATAATAACAGAAAAGTTGTAATGAATATGGTTTTGGTTTAATGTAACTTGTTCGGGAACCACATACATTCTTGTATATTTTGGTTCCTGTTTAGTTAAAATATCGTTTGTGCACTGGTCTATGTCACCAAATCCAAATGATTTAATTTGTTCGTGATGATAAGCAATACTACTCCAATAAGTTAAAATCTGTTTATAATTTATATTCATTTCCTAATATTAAATATATAAAATCTCAAAACGTGTTCTGAAATTTAGTGTTTTGACATAGCTTTTTTCATCAATCTTTCTTGTTCCTTATCATATTCGATAAGATATACTAATTGATTAAGAATTTCTATTACCTTTTTTTCAAGGATTTTATCATGTTCTGTAATGTGATTCTCGCATATTCTATTGAGTGCGACGTACCATCCAAATCTTTTTTCAAAGCTATTTTCCATACTAGGGTCCTGTACTTCCAAATCTCTTTCAGTGCCATCCACTCCCTCTTCAACTTCTGTGTCAAAGAGAGTGGGGTAAAGTTTGTATAAATCCTTGCGAAGTTGGTAAAAAAAAACTGTCCACCTAACGCAAACTTTATATCTAACTTCTTTTTGAACAGGTCCGCCCTGTCTTCCAAGGTATCCACATTGTACTTTTCTATCTTAAAATTGTGTTCTGACTTTTGTGAAGTGATTGGTCTATACATCATTGCTGTGATTATATGGTAATTTTCCATAATCTCTTCAGGTGTTCTTGTCAATAATGTGTCCAAGTCAATAAATTCACCAAAGGATATTTCCTTATATGATGGTAAATAACCATAATGAACACCATCCAACTCAAATCTGTCTATCAAATTGTATGGTGGTTGAGGTAACATTGAGAATATTGTGGTTGCAAGAAAGTCTACCTTGTGGTTTTCTGCTTCCAATAGTGTATCCATCGGACAACCTGTAACCAAGTTTACCACTTTAGCTTTCATATACTCATCCTCAAATAAGTCTTTTACTTTGAATATCTTCTGATAGTCACCTATGGATATAAAATCTGGTAACTCATAATCAATTCCGTCTAGTTTAAATGTAATTTCTGCCATATTAAATGAAGGTCATCGCGTATTTTCCTGACGCTTTCAGGTTTTTAACTTCCCAATACATTCTCATCATTAGTGCATCAGATAAGTCAGGAGATTTTCCTAACACTTTCTTCATCTCTTCTTTGGATTGTACTGAAACTTTATTGTCTTTATCTATATCTTTTAATTTAACTGATAATAATTCTTGAGTCAAGTCATCAACTACGGTTGGGTCTAATAAATTTAAACTTATCTTACCTTCCTTAAATAGTTCTGATAATTTAACATAACATTGGGATTTTAGATTGGAGAAGTTCTGTCCATGTAATGGTGAACTGTTATTCACAAAGTTCTGTCCCCTAATCTGGTCCGCAACTCCGCCACCTACGCCATCAGAGTCCACAATAATGTTTGATGGATGGATTCCGTGTGCCCTCATTAAATCCTTAATTTCGGACGATAATTCTGTGGTTGATAGTTTACTGTAAACCTTACATTCTATGACCACCAGTCCCACCCAAATCATTACTACGGACCTATCTGTTCCAAATCGTGCAACGTCAATAGACATATACTTCTTATCTTGTGGATTTGGTTCATCTTTAAACACCGATTCGGTTATTGAATCAAAGTCAAACAAACTATCTGAGTCATCAAGATAATCCCAATCTCCTTCCAATAGTCTTCGTCTTTGTTGTGGAGGCAAACCCTTTAACATTTCTATATAGGATTCAGGTAGATATGGGTTGTCTAACGGTAGTGCTGGTACAAAAGCAAGATTCTCATCCAATACATCTTGTGTATATGGTATATAAAATTCTTTCTTAATCCAATTCTGACCAGGGTTACAAGTTAGTAACATCTTTGGGATTAGATTAAACTCATTCAATTTAAAACGGATACGTGATTTAAGAATTGAATAACATAGATGTGTTACCTGAACTGCTTCATCCACAAATACTGCTGATACCTCAATACCACCAAGACTGTCATAGTTAGGGTCTGATGGTTGAAACGCAAGGTCCTTTAAAATAATCTCTGATTTATTTTGGAAAGTAATAACATTTGTTTGACCATTGTATGTATAATGTTCACCTGATTTTAGATTCATTCTTTGTAATGTCTCAAACAAGGTGTTCAATGTGGTCATCTTTAATTGTTGCAACACAGTACGACCAATCAAACATCTAATACCCGGATACTTCAAACACAATGTACTAATCCACAAACAACCTAAAAAAGACTTACCACCACCGGCAGAACCTCCATAGGTGATAATGTTAGTCTTGTCATCCATCAATAACTTCCAACAAAACGATTGTTTCTTAGTTAGGTTTATATCAATTGTGGACATATAATATTTTCTCTACCTTCTTTATTTTTCCCTCGTGGAATCTGTATAGATATTCTTCAACAAAATCAAAGTCACTATCAGGTTTGGTTACATCCAATTCCATCTTCTTTGAATTAAATGTTCTTGTCATGAAACTTCCTATGTCTATTCTTCCTAATTCAACCTTTGATGGTACAGGTAGATAGTCATTATTAAGTCCATTTATGACAAAATCACAGAACACAAAGTGTGTATCATCGTCTGTTACCTTCAACATCTCATCCACAAAGACTGGAACATAGTAATTATCCTCACCAGTCATCACAACCCACTCCTGATTGCAAGCTTGTAACCCATAGTTACGTGGGGTATGACCCCAATCTCCGTGGTGTTTATCTAATAAGGTGAACTTAATCCTTCCCTCATTCTCATAATAGATTGCAATCTTTGCAATTTTCTCCAATACATCCTCACCAAATGGTCTATCTATTACCACGTGTGCGGTCCAATTGGGATTGGTTTGTGCCACCAATGAACTTAATATGGTCATCAAGTGGTCTGTTCTTTCGTAGGTCGGTATGACAAATTCTATTTTCATTTCTTTCTAGCTTTTAATATTAAATCTGAATGTCCCTTATGTATTTCATATATCTCGTGTATGTCAAATTCCTGACCAAATAAGGACCTCATTTCTTCAATAGTATATCTTACCTCATCTTTGTAATTATAATCGTTTGGTGACGTACTATGACCCTTAGGACAACGTGTTGAACACATCGTTAGGATTAGTTCACCACCAGGTTTTAATAGGTCCGTGATTTGTTTCATATAAGAAGGTGTGTCAGGACAACATTGGAATGAACTTGTTGAAGTTACAAAGTCGTATTGGAATTTGTGGTCATCGGGAATAATACCCGGTTTAATCACAACGTCCACACCTTTCCCTTCCAAAATGTCAAACCCAATTGCTTCAGGAATAACATCCTTTACCGCACCGTTTATGTCATACGACCCAAGGTCAGCAATCTTTCCTTGTTCTATTTCTTCTCTGTGTTGGTTATACCAATTAAGAATCTCATCTTTTACTGAATTATGCATACTTAAAAACGAAATTTTGCAGGCTGTTTATTTAAAATTTTTTTAATCTGTTAGGTTTATGTTAATTGAAATTGGTTGACCATTAGATGTTATATCCACCTTCTTAGTCTCCAATTGATGTACTTTTGCAATATCTGCAAGAACTTCTCTTTCAGTACGTTTGTTATTGTCTTCACGACACCTATGAAGTAAATCATATAATTGGTTTAAATGATTTTCTAATATCTCATCTTGTTTTTGGGTGAAACGTTCTTTTAAACGTGTTCTAGCTTCTTTCCAAAGATTTTCTGCCTGTCTAACTGAACAGTTAAATTCCTTTGCTGCTTTTTCTGCAAATTCATTGTATCCCAAATGTTCGTATAACATCAGTTCAAATACTCTAGACATTACTTCTTCAAATTGAACTTCATTTGTTTTTCTTCCTTTTGCCATTATCTTCCTAAATAAAATCTAAACTTCCTTGCTTGATTGCTTACACAACTACTACAGTTAAAATCAAATTCTTCTTTGAATATATATTCATATACTCTTTTGATAAGTGGTTTAGCACTTTCTTTAACTCCACCGTAACTGGTAAGTTCTGCGTATGCAAGGTTTATTTCTTCGTCTGTTGGTGCGTTAGGGTCTATTCCCTTCATTTCATATCCCAAATCTAATACTGGTAGTTCTTCTACCTTTGGTAATTTGGTTAGTTCTTTTGCTTTCTTCTTACATTCTGAACAACCTTTCTTCTTTTTACCAGGATTCTCTTGTGATTCTTTGTGTGCTTTCTCTAATCTTTCTTTTAATTCTTGTTCCATATTCATTATTTTTTATATCCGTGTAATACTCCTTGATAGTCTATATCTAAATGTCCGAACTTATAATATTCCAATTCAAATCCTGCTGACCTTAATAAATTCTCACATGAGATTAAACAACTCAAATTGTGGTACTCAATTCCCACATTGGTAACATTATCAAGGTAAGATGGATTTAACGCGTTTAAGAGTATCTCTGACCCCTCTACGTCTATCTTAACAATATCTGGTTTCCAATATCCCAAATACATTTCAAACTTCTCAATTCTATCTACCATATCCATTATTGGAATGAAGTTCTTTACCACATAGTTTGCTTTGAACCAGTCATATGACTTTTGGTCTGAGTCCACACCAATTACCTTTGATGCTGCTTTATTCTGAATGAAGTACCAAGGTGTTGGGGTAAACTCTGAATTGATTCCACATCCTAAATCCAATACCACCTTTCCTGTTACTGGTAGGAATCCCCAATGAATATCAGGATTCTCGCTTGTTATTTGATTAACTATCTTTCTTTCCATATTATTGATTCGGTGTTGGTGTTGGTAACGGAGTTGGTTGAGGTGTTATTACTACTGGTTGTTTCTTCTTACAATTGCACATTTTCAGGATTGTTTTTCATTTGTTCAAGTATCTGTTTCAACTTATCGTCTGCTTCCGATATATCTTTGTTGGTGAAGTTTCTATCAGGATACTGTTTCTGTAATTGTTTTAATGTTTGATTCTTAATCTTTTGAAATTCTTTTTGGGACATTCTATCCATTGCCCTTCTCTCTCTTCTATTCATTATATTTTGTAATTGTGTTTTGTTTTATCTGTTGTTTTGTTTCCTTTACATATCTTGCAATACTCGTAAGTGGAATGGTTGTATCAATTGCTACTTTCTTTAAAGAACCTAAGACCATATACTTCTCAAATATAATCTTATGGAACCAACTCACTTCCGTCCATTCAATCTCTATTATTTCTAATAACTTATGTACATCATATATATCTTCACTTGCCATCATTTGAGGTGCCTCGGTTGGTAAGGTAGATAATTCATTATACAATGTACTTTCTCTTCTAACCTTTCTATAAAACGGACTGGTTTTACTACACCAATTCGTTATTATCACTTTGAAAATATAGTTCTTTATTGATTTACTATCAAGTTTATCTAACTTAATATCCTCTTTCTCATATAATTGGAGAAGTACATCTTGTAGTAAATCTTCTGACCAATCACTTCTTTCCGTTAATCTATAACAAAAAGTCTTTAGTTCTTTGTAATTCTGAATAATATAATTCTCTATCTCAGGCTTCATTCAATCTTGTTTTACAATCAGTCATAACTTGACACATCTCATAATTCTCATCTTTTTCATTTGTTATGATTGAACTTTCAATAATACCCATTAGATAATCAATCCTACTTAATTCTTCAGGTAGTTCATTATCAAGGTGTTGTAGTAAAGTATCAATTATTCTGTCACAGACAATTCTTTTGGTATCTTCATCAAATAACAAATAGTCTCTTGGAATATGTATAACACCAATATCAACGTGTTCATTAACTTTCTTTTTACCTTTCACTTGTTTTGACTTTTTTAAGATATTCACATATTGCTGCTTGTGAAACATTCATTCTTTCTGCAATATTTTTTTGGGTTAATCCCATTTCTTTTAATTTTATTATCTCTTCGTGGTCCTCTTTCTTCAATTTATAATATTTGTGATGTTGTGGTTTTTTTAAATTTAAGAATTTTCCATTTTCATCTTTTATACCTTCTTTACACCAGATTCCTTTCTCTTCATTGAACTTCCAACCACATAATGGAAGAAATTCAAATACTAGTCGCTTCTGGTACTTATCCTTATAAGTATTTGGTTTTGGAGAAATTTGAAGACTACCTCCTTGTTCTTCTAATTCTTTTTCCCTTTCCTCATCATCTTTTTTCTTAATACAAGCTTTGCATCTATTAAATCTAGCATCCGTACCAAACTTATAAAAATTATCTTTGGTCTTATATTCTTTGCATCCAATACATTGCTTGTAGTCGGAAGTATAAATAAATACCTCTGGTTCTAATTCTGGGACTACTGGTTGGATTATTTCTGTTGGGATGAATATTTTATTCAATTTGTCTTCTTTTCGTCTTAAACGCTTTCTTTCATTTCTTTGATTATAGAAGCACTCTGTACATTGTTTTCTTGTTCTATGCTTCTGCTGCTTTGAGTGCCAATATGTTTGGAAGTTATTATCTTCTTTTTCAATATTGCACTTGTTGCATCTAATCATAAATACT